GGCTGTTGCCTGATCGCGGGTGCCTCACAACATCGGCGGGCCTGCTGTTCGGCCACCTATGGCTTTGCCCCGGATAGAACGCGATCACCTCGTACTGACGCCCATGCTCGTGTTCAAGGTCGCCCATAGACCAGTTCGGCTTAACCCATGCGATCAGGCTGCGCGGGGCCTTCGGGATTGCCGCTAGGTTGTCCCACCGGCAGAACATGTAGGTCGAGTGGATCGGGTCCATTTCAACCACTGCAGCAAGCAAGTCGGTCGATCCATCCCCGGCGATCTTTTCGTGTCCGCTTGCGTTCGGCTTCCCGCCCGCGCCCTTGTAGTAATTACTTTGGAATCCCATCCCATAAGGCGGGTCCGTCACCACCGCATCCACCTTCGGCAAGGTCGGCAGGATTCCAAGGCAGTCGCCGTGGTAGAGCGTGGCGTCCCCGATTTGCACACACTCGCTCACAGGTGCCCATCCAGCAGCTTCATCACCGTCTGTATATCCCCCTGCCATGCCTCAACAGGGACCTCGTCCTCATCCCACAACTGCTTATGCCTCGCAGCCTTCATTGAGCTATTCATGCTCTGCTCTACATCGTCCAAGAGAGTGAGGATCTGTAGGTACTTCGCGTCGTCGATCATCTTGACGTTCATTCGACCTCCCCAATAGCGGCCTCAATATCGCGCAGCAGCCCCCTCGCCAAATCGCCGCATTCGTCATTATCTTGAGCGTGCCACTCGACTATTTCCTGCGCTCTCCAAAGTAGCGCACGGAGGAGGTCGACCTCGGCAAACTGGCATTCATCTAGGTGCCCGTGGCGTTCTGGATCAATGCAATGGCATCGGTCACTCACTGTAGTTCCTCATGGGAAAGTGTCTGTAATCGGTCACGTCCGGTTTGCACCAGCACCACTTTTCAGCAACATGAACGCCATGTTTCTTTAGCGCGGTGACGGCAATTTGGAGCCTTTCCGCATACACAGCGTAGCTTTCAGCCACGCGCCGCCATGACTTAGCGTGCGATTCCAAAATGCGGATGTTTTTTTTGTACGACCTGATCGCATCAATCGCGTCAACATGGGTCATTGACTCACTGCCGCCGTCAATTTCCTTGCGCAGTTCTTCGTAGTCGCGGCTGACAGAGGCTAACTGTGTCTCAGCGTTACATTGGTCTATGTTGCACAGCCGTAACTGCTCACGCAGCGCGGCCACTTGTTCGCGGAGTGACAGAATCTCGTCAGCATATTTGCCAAGCCCGTTCAGTCGCAGTAATTGCAAATCTTGCCCGTCAAGCATGCCTGCCTCCCTATCCTCTGCCTCGGCAATATCCATTGGTGATGGATAGCTCACGCTGCCCCTCAAAGTTGAACTGTGAGTAGTTCGTGTTCGTTCTCGGCCTGCACTTCGTCCGGTTCTCCTCTTCGCAGTACGCCCTCCAAGCAGAGGGTTTCAGGTACACATCCCGAATCTGGTTGATGTCGAGATGGAGTACGTCACAACAGTCTTGCAACGTGAGCTTCTTCGTCGCCCGCTTGAGTGGATCGTTCTTGAACCACTCCCACGCCAGCTTGCCAATCAGGATGATGTTGCGAGTCTCGTCGTCCAACTGGTGATACCGCTTCTCAGTGATCTTGTGCTTCTTGATGAGCCGCTTGGCACAGTGGAAGTCCTTGAACATCCTGGCAATCAATGCAGCAGCGATTACCCGTTCCTGCTCTGCCGCTGTCTCCAGTTCTGGCAGATGGAAGTAGCTGCGTGTTTCGTCATGGAACATTAACGGACTCCGTTGTTGCTTGTTGACCCTTCACGTAAATGGGAGCGGTCTTGCGCTTGTGTTCAGCCCAGTCCTTGAACCACTTCGGATGCAGCCCCTTATGCTTCTTCGCCCACTCTCTCCACTCGTTCTCAAGTCTCACAATCTCGTTAGGCAAGGCGTAGAACAACGATACAGTCTGGCCGAACTTGTTCTTCGGCATGGAGGCGTAGGCTGCATGGACTTCGGGAGGCCAGATGCGGGAGGTTGAGTAGGGGTTCATGCTACGAGACTCATCTGTTCTGCCGTTCTTCGTTCGGCAAGGCATATCGTGTCGTTATGCGCCCCGCCGTGGCATACCAACAGGATCTCTACAATCTCAAACCCACGGTTAATCCCCATCCCAACCGAGTTCCATCCGAAACTGAGAACGTGCCCACCAACGGGGACCATCTTCGCAATCTGGTCTCTGCAAGCGGAATACAGGCGGGCAGACTGCGTTTCCTCCATGCCGACCTTCAGCCCGCAAGATTGATACACTTCGCTAATCTGCCTTGGCGAGTACGGCGGGTCGAACAGCACAGACGAGTATCGCTTCCCGCTTTCAACTAAACCAGCAAGCCACTCCCTTGCTTCCATGTGGCTTTGTGCTTTTGTCTCTGGGTTCAAGTCGTTTCTGTCCCCAGCCAATTCGCAGTTACGAGCAAACGGGTCACATGAGTCTTCAGTCAAGTATCGAAGCACGAACTCACGGATAGGCTTGACAGAGAACGTATCAGCGGACGGCATGGCCCATGTCCTAGAGAGCCGCATCAGTCGCTCCACCTAATCAAGACGTACAAGGCGGCGAGCAGCAGAATGGGGGCAAAGACCTGCACAATTAGCCACCCGATAGCAAACAATGCCCCGTCAACTACGCTCACGTCACCACCAGGTAGTACTTAAAATCATGCTTGTTATAAACGCCCCGCTTGATCGCCTCCGCCTTCAACTCTCCCCACTGGATCAGCGCCCTCGCTCTTCCCTCATGCTCCTTGTCCCAGTCAGCTTCAGCAGCGTGGTAGTAACTGACAGCGGAGGCGGCATCGTGGAGAGCTTTCAGAAGTTTCGCGTTCTCTAAATCTTCTACTGTCACGTATATTCCCCTAGATGACCCTAGATTCTGGAGGTACACTCGTCCCCTCCCCTAAAGCGGGGAAGGAACGAGGATGACCCTGAGTTCCCTCAGCACCCGAGTAGTTGCTTTAACTAGCCCGCCCTCTACTCGTTCCTCGTGGCGGTTCCGCTTTGCTAGGCTCCCCAGTAGCGGATTAATCTATTGGCCCTGTCGATTGTCCCGGCGACCAACACAATAAGTATCCCACGAATCCCAGCCCCTGTCAAGCCCTTTAAGTTCTACCTGCAAAATAGGCCATATAGATACTATTCTAGGTCAATTAACGGGTGTTGACAAGGGCAAATAATAGGTTTACTATAGATGCTCCTAAGTTGGAGGTCAACATGACTTGCAAGAGCATCGTAATCGACGGGGTTGAGTACACGCCGAACAACAAGCCGACAGGTAATCGTGCGGTTGTGGTCGTTGACCGGGGCTGGATCTTCGCTGGTGATGTTGAGCGCAAGAATGGCCGCATCTTCCTGTCTCGCGCCGTTTGGGTGTTTCGGTGGGAATCTGTTGGGTTCTCCGCTGTCGTGGCAGACCCGAAGAAATCGAAAGCCGACATTCGCCCGATTGACGACGTTGAGATTCCTGAAGCGTCTGAAATCTTCTGCGTCCCAGTAGGGGCGAATTGGGGGCTGTAATGAAGCCGGTCGGCAACGGCTACGGCAACGGCAACGGCGACGGCAACGGCTACGGCTACGGCGACGGCGACGGCTACGGCTACGGCTACGGCGACGGCGACGGCTACGGCTACGGCAACGGCGACGGCTACGGCAACGGCTACGGCTACGGCTACGGCGACGGCTACGGCTACGGCGACGGCGACGGCTACGGCTACGGCAACGGCTACGGCACGCCATCAGTGCGGAGGCGCAAATGAGCCTACGAGACATCCTTCTAGACTGGATCACCGGAGGGGTCGAACCGGACCGTACCGGCGACCTCTCCCCTGCCGACCAAAGACAGTTCACCGCTGACATCTACACCGAAGTCCCTGACCACCTTTACGACGCCTTGATCGAAACCTTGGTCCGCTCGCCGCAGATCCGGTCGAGCCTTGTGTCGGCTTACCGGGATGGAGACTTCCTTCAGGTCGGGGCCGTGCTGGACAAAGCACTGAGAGCCTACGTCATCGGGTCGCCGTTCATTGAGAACGAGATGCGCGAGGCGAAGGAGCAGGAAAGCGAATACGCGGAGGATTACTGATGCACGGCAAGACTACTGCTACGCCTAGTAGGACTCCGTTTGGGTCTGGGCTGCCCGCTTCTGGCCGCATGTTCCATATCAGCACGAACTACCGCTGGATGGAGTTAGCGCCGAATACGCCTGTCAAATTTGTCAAGGTCGGTAAGGGCATGACGTACCGAAAGGAGAACGCTCGTGGATGACTGGGAAATCTTGCTGTTCGTCACTTGCCTCGCCCTGATCGCAGTCTGGGGCATTGCCGAACTCATCGCTCGTAGCGCACCGACTGAGGACGACCGGGTAGCGCATTGGAAAAGGATCATTGAGCGGAACGGGAAAGATGCACAGTGGGGGAAGCGATGAGTTACGAGTACGAGTCTGACCTTCAGGTTCCAAAGAAAATTTATGCCGGTCTGGCCGCCGTCCGTGACCACTTGGCTGAGAAGGGCTTGGCGAAGAACCAGACCAACCAGCACCAGGGGTTCAAGTTCCGTGGAATTGACGACCTCTACGGAGTGTTGCAGCAAGCCCTGCAAGCCTCCGGGGTTGTGATGATTCCCAATTTGGGAACAGTGGAGCGGAAGGAAGCGCCGACCTCTAAGGGAACGCTTCAGTTCTTCACAACTGCGTTCGTTCGGTACACGTTCGTGAGCGTGGAGGACGGGTCGAGTGTAGAGGTTTACTACGCCGGTGAGGCTGCTGATACCGGGGACAAGAGCCTCAGTAAAGCACTCACGATGGCCCTGAAGTACATGGCGTTCCACACGTTCCAGATTCCCTTAAATGGGAACGAGGATGGGGACAAGGAGACGGCGGAGGATACCGCTGCGCCTGTGCTGGATTCGTATATTGGCGCGGAGCTTGAAGCGGCTGCTGCAAATGGCGTAACGGCGTTCCGTGACTATTGGAAAACCCTTAGCGCAGAGACACGGAAGCTCGCGCAGGGGGATAAGAAGTGGTTCGATTCGTTGAGGGCTACGGCGGAAGGCAATGGCGCTGTCGCCTGAGCGTGAAGGGCGATTTACTGCCTCGTCACACGCAGTTGCTTTAGGGTTGGGGTGGGAGTCTCCGCAAAAGTTCTGGCGCAAGTGGCACGGCATTGAAGCTGAGAACGATTACGTGTCCGGAATGATGGACAAAGGCAAAGAGCATGAAGCGGATGCGCTGGCCTCCTATGAGGCTATTACTGGGGACATCGTTACTCACTGCATGGATCGGCAGGAGTTCATTAAGTGGGAGGACTGGAGCGGATGTACCCCAGATGGCCGGACGCAACTTGGGCTAGTTGACTTCAAGTGCATTCAGAAAAAGATGCCGGACGAGCCGAAGCTGCTTCATTGGATACAGCTTCAAAGTCAGATGCAGTTCACCGACGAGGGGGTAGCGGACCTATGCGCGTGGACACCAGACGAAACACGGATTTGGAGAACGAAGAAGTCCGACAAATACTGGCCGACCGTGGAGTTGATACTGAAAGACTATCACTCTTGCTTGACGAGTGGGCTAGAGCCGAAGCGGGGCCAGTTCAAGAAGATCCCGCTGGAGGCCACATGGCAAAGAATTGCGTAGACAACGCGCACAAGGCGGATTGGATACGGGAGATGAACGCGATGGAGCATGACTGCGATGAGGTCAGGAAGGATAACAGGTTTGAGGCTACGGGCTGGCCGTATGCACAGACTGACGAGAAGCGGCTGCAAGCGTTGTGTGATTTGCAGAAAGAGTCACAGCGGCTTGGGCTGTACGATTTGCCCCCGCACAAGGAAGTTATCAATAAGCCACCACACTATACGCAGGGTGAGATTGAGTGCATTGATGCAATCAAGTCCATGCTGACCGTTGAGGAATTCAGGGGCTACTGCAAGGGGCAGGCAGTGGCTTACATCTGGCGGGAGAAATATAAGGGCGGTGATACGGACATTGGTAAGGCTGGTTGGTACTGCCACAGGCTCGCGCCGTGAAGATTGACTCGCTAGACCTATTCCTTCTCGCCGGGATCACATTCACGGCAACCGGGCATACGCAGCAGGCTACATGGTGCTTCTGGATCTTCGGCGTGCTGTTTGTTGTTGCAATTCTTAACGCATTACTTGGAGGCAAGCGATAGTGAGTAAGTACCCGAATTCAGGAACGCTGAACAAGAACGAGCGCAAGCGGCCCGACAAGAATGACCCTGACTACGAGGGCAGCGCAGAGGTTGATGGTGTTGCGTACTGGTTAGCGAGTTGGGTTAAGTCAGGCCCGAACGGCAAGTTCCTGTCAATCTCGTTCAAGCCGAAGCAGGCAGCGGCGCAGCCAGCGCGGAGTCCGTCGAAAAGCAACGACGACGAATTCGACAGCGATCTGCCGTTCTGATCCTGAGAGCGGTTGCACCAGTATTGAGAACAGGCTTCAACTACGGCGGGAGGAGCTTGAGCGTGACATACCTGGAATCACTGAGTTCGTGAATCTAGTAAAATCTCGCTTTACAGTGGAGGGGGTTAGGCGTAAACTAGATGGTGTGTTAGTCAAGCCCTCCCCGCCGTGGGATCAGTTCGTGAGGAAGCGTGGTGAAAAAAGGAAAGACTGAAACAGTCGAGTTGGAGCTAGACGCCGACGCTTTAGCGTTCTTGAATGGCGTAGCCAAGCATACCGTACATGATAAAACGACGGTGCTTGAGGTGCTTATTGGGTTATGGGCGTGGAAGGAAGTGGCGCGACGGAAAGAGAGGGATGAGTTATGTCCATGACGATCAGTATGCTTCACTTCTGGGTCGCGGCGTTCGTGATCGCGCTGTTCTTCTTGGCTGTCGCGTCGATCTACCGACGATGAGCATGGGTGCGTGGACGGACTGGCACGCGGTTGTCATGGATGACCCGGAGGAGGCCGTGTCTGTGCTTAGAGAGCAGGATCAGGCTATTGAGCGCCTGACCGCCGAGAACGCGGCGCTGCGCAAGGACGCGGAGCGGTATCTGTGGCTGCGGGACAGGCAATGGCCGTTTGAATTTCACGGCAATAATGCAGAGGATGCAGATGTAGCTATTGACGCCGCAATGGCGCTCACAAAGAAGTTGGCCCGAAAGCACACCCCCGAGTGTTCATACTGGGATGGCCTAATGGCTCAAGTTTGCAACTGTGGCGTCGATGCGGCTATGGGAGAGAAGCCATGATCACAACTGAAAGCTACGGCTGCGATAAACACGGCGAGGATGCCTATCAGGGCTGCGCCATGTGTGATCTGGAGGCTCTGCGCACGGATTACGCGCTACTCTCAGACGACTACAAGCAGCTTGTGTTGGACAAAGAGTCCCTCCGCTCGCGGCTGGCCGACGAGGAAATTCTGCTCGCACAAGCGGTCGAATACGGCTCGGACTATAAGCAGGCGCATGACGAGGCGATGGACAACTATCAGATGACATTGGCACGATTGGCCGAGGCGGACGCGCTGCTGAAAGAGGCGCGGGACGAGATCAACCGCCTCAGTGGGTACGCCGAGGATGAGACGGACGGCAAATCAGGCCTGACGACGTGGCCTCTGCTCGACCGCATCGACGCCCACCTTGCGCGGGAGGTGAAGCCATGATCGACCTTGACGCGATTCGGGCGAACGCGACCGACTCAAAGCGGCGCATCGGTGAAATGTGCGCCAACTTGCGCCCGCCAAAAATGTCCATTCCGGTGTCACCGAACGACGATGACGAGTTCATCTGCAGAACGATGGACGATCTGCTCGCCTACGTGGACGAGCTGACCGCCGAGAACGCGGCGCTGCGCAAGGACGCGGAAGCCCGCTCACTCTACGACCGAACAGCAGCAGCGCATGGCTTCACCAACGCCCCGCACTGGAACGAGCTAGCCGAGGAAACGCGGCAAATGTATCGCGACGAGCGGGCCAAGCGCGACGCCGCAATGGGAGAGAGCCATGCCGAATGACATCGCGAAAGACTTGATCCGACTCGCCGCCGACATGGCGCGGGCGACTGGTTTGCCATCAGAGTTTGACGACGATCACCTGCCTGACCGTCCGCGCATCTATTGGCTCAATTGCTTGTCTCGCACCGTTGACGCCTTGCGCGTGTATGCGCTGCGGGTCAGGGCTGGAGCCGACGAAATCGAATCCCTCCGCTCGCGGCTGACCGACGCAGAACGTGAGGCGCGTGTATTGGTGGTCGCAATGGCCGATAAATGCGGCGCACCGGACAATTGGAAACCGCTACCCGACGCGGCCGGCATGATTACGCAGATCAGCAACATGGTCGCGGGGCTACGTGAGGAACGCGCCCTGCTCGTCACTCGTGCGGAGAACGCAGAGGCGGCGCTGGAAGGTGCGGACCGGCTGACGAATGATGCGTGGAAGCGGCTGGCCGAGGCCGAGGCGCTGAGGAAGGACGCGGAGCGGTATCGGTGGCTGCGGATACCTGAGAACGGGGTCAGTGTGACTATCGCAGACGAGGATGACCCGGAAACTTGGTACGAGTACGACAGCTTGCGTCTTGATGCCGCCATCGACGCAGCAATGGAGCAGAGCCATGACAAGTGACATCGTGGAGCAACTGCGGGCATGGGCAGAACCAATATCAAGCGGGTACGAAGTGCCACGGGCCGCAGTGACCCTGTACGAAGCCGCCGACGAGATCGAGTCCCTGCGCTCGCGGCTGGCGGAAACCACCGGACAGTTAGACGCCGCAAACAAACACGTTGAGATTTTGCAGCGCAGTGCGGTTGAAAACTACGCCGTATGGTGCGAACAGATGGGGGTCTTACGCTCGCGGCTAGCTTTCGCTGAAAGCGTTATCCACCGCGTGCTATGTCAAGGATGGGTTTGCGGCGGTGATGGCTGTAGCGGGTGCCCAGCTTGCTATGACTTCGATGGAGCGACGAAGGAGGACGAGCGATGAGCATGGGAGCTTGGACCGACTGGCAGAAACTCGTCAACGAGGACGGGGATGAGGCTGTGACGACGCTCAGGGAGCAGGACCAGATCATTGCCCGCCTGACCGCCGAAGTGCTGCAACTCAAGGAACGCTGTGCCGCGCTGGAGTCCCGCGAGGTCTGCACCGTGGCGCACGAGAACGTGGAGACGTGCGGGTACTGCCAGCTGGACGAACTGCTGGCCGAGCGCGCCCTGCTCGTCACTCGTGCGGAGAACGCAGAGGCGGCGCTGGTGGAGGCAAACGAAACCATTACAGGTATCCCAACACTTTGCCGTCGCTATGAGGCGCGGCTGGCCGAGGCCGAGCGGGATGCGGCGCGGTATCGGTTTCTGCGGGACCAGGATGGGATGGGAAACATCTTCATGCACACGCCAACCTGCGATCTGGACGCCACGATTGACCGCGAGATAGCCGCTGACAGCGCATCAGCGGTTCAGCCAGAAAGATGTTGCGTCGATTACCCCCGCTGTGACTGCAACTCACCGCCAGAACCGGACAACTTACCGTGTGGCCACCCAGCCTCGCTGCTTCTGCGTTCCGCCGAAACAGGCGAACCCTTGTACTGCGAGCTTTGCGACGACA